CAGACGACAGACTCAGACCCGCCTATCAGAAACTCTTTATTGCCACCGGCGACGTCACCAAGTCCAACCAGCTAATGCAAATCGCGCTCGACGCATCAGCTGCGACTGGCAAAGACCTAGACACTGTGACGCAGGCCATGGCAAAGAGCCTGGCAGGTCAAGACACCGCGCTAACAAAACTTATCCCAAGTCTTCGAGGTTCCAAGACTCCAATCGAGGACATGGCCGCAGCGTTCAAGGGCGCGTCCACAGAAGCAGCCAACCTTGACCCTTACCAGCGCATGCAGATCATCTTTGGCGAGATTCAGGAAAAACTTGGCACTGCGCTGTTGCCTATTCTTGACGACTTCGCAGCCTGGATGATGTCACCACCTGGACAGAAGCAGTTGCAGGAAATCGCTGACGCCGCTCACAGTTTGCTTACAGAATTGGCTGGCGTTGCCAAGTGGGCTATCGCTAACAAGAATTGGCTTCTACCTTTGCTCGGGGGAGTGGCTCTATTCAAGGGAACCATTGACAGCATCAACGGAATCAAGACCGCTATCGACGGTGTCACGGTCGCTATCAATGTTATGAAAGCCGCTTCGGCTACAAGTCTCTTGGCATCGTTCGGAATTGTCGGTGTTGCTGCAGCAGGTTCCGCAGCTGGAGGATATTTCCAAGGTAAAGCCTTGGCAGAACAGACACAGATTTATGCAGGCGGAAAGCGCGGCGACGCAGCATTCGACGGCTTTAGAGAAGCGTTCGGTGTGCCTAAAGTTGGCACCGTGCCAAAGGCGGGAACGCCTGCTCCTGGTGCTCGAGGCAACGTGAACATCACGATCAACACGCCTAAAGTCAACGGCCAAGACATCATCAACACCGTAAACAACGCAACCCGAAACGGCTTTACCGGCACTCTTAGAGCACTCAAGGAATAGCCATGGCCGTAATTAACAACTTCGACATAGCCACAGACCTCAAAGTCGAGATGCTACTAGCCGAAGCTGCGCGCAACGTCTTCGTGCTAGGCATCAGCCCACTAGGCGGAACCAACGTGCTAGGCGATGACGCTTCAGGCAACGTCACCTGGCAAGACCTGGCATGTGAAGTCAACGCGGTTAGCACTTCTATAGGTGGCTCAATCGCATCCAACGTATTTTTTCAAGCCGACTCAGGCAAAGCGCAAATCAGAATGCAGTCCTGGACATTCGATCCAAACAACTACCCATTCATCCGCCCAGGTGTCGAGGTTCGCATCAAAGCCAAGCGCGGAGCCTACGAGTTCATCCTTTGGCACGGAACCCTTGACGACATCAGCGTGACCTACGCGCCAGACCAGCAGAACCAGATAACGGTCAACGCAACAGACTTCTGGGCACTCCTAGTCAACAGACGTTTCGACTTTGAACCAGTGGCTGCAATTCTGCCCAGCGACGCAATCCAGTTGGCAATCGACGAAGTCGCTGCCACAGGCTTCGTTATTCCGTATGACAGTTTCAGCATCAACCCAGAGTGGTATATGACTGGCACTCCGCAGCTCAACACCACCTTTGGCGCGGTGGCAGCCAACTGTTTGACCACAGGGCTTGGCTTCATCGCAATCAACCCAAGCACGGGCTACCTCGAGTATCGACCTCGAGCAACCACCGGTGGCTATGTCTACACAATCGGCAACAACCACGGCGATGCCAACCACTTGTGCATGGCAGACCTCGACTCAGCGATGCAATCCGAGCAGGTCTTCAACAGCACCCTAGTCACACAGAAATACGAATACCTAGGCAACCCAATCTTCACTCAGCTCTACACCGACCAGGACTCAATCGACCTATTCGGGCAACGCTCAGAAGACTTCACCGTCGACCTGGCAACCACAGCCGACGCCGATGCCTGGGCTGCGACCGTATTCGCGCCTAAACCAATCACGGTAGTGACCAGCGTGACAACACCGGCAATCGACCGTTTGCGCGATCTAACAGAAGCAATCGAGTTCATGCCAGGCGACACCGTTAGAGTGCTTTACAGTAATGACGACATAGACATCGACACCGTTTACACCGTAACCAGGGTGCGCCACATCATAGACGTAAACAACTGGTTCACTACACTAGAAGTATGGAAAGAGTTCTAAATGGCCGGATGGTTTGACTTTGTAAATGGGCAGACGCTCCCAGCGTCAAGAGTCCAGGACTACCTCATGGATCAGACCGTAATGGTCTTTGCCGACTCATCAGCTCGAACCTCGGCCTTGTCATCACCTACCGCTGGAATGGTTACCTACCTGGTTGACTCAGGCGATCTTTGGTTCTACACCGGCTCAACATGGAGCCTAGTTTCACCCCCAGTTGTTATCCCAGATTCACTCAGCCCAATTCTCTTGATCGGAGCATAAACATGGCAATAAACTACAAGATTTTAGGACAGGCGCACCCCGCTGGCACAAGCGACACCGACCTTTACACATGCCCGACATCGACGCAAGCAATTGTTTCGACTTTGACAATCACGAACGTGACGGCCTCGTCAGTGAACGCCCGAGTCTGGGCAAGAATAAACGGCGCGGCAACAGCTCACGTCAACGCCATTCTGTTCGATGTTCCAGTCGCAGGCAACAGCGTCGCAGCATTCACACTGGGTTTGACCGTCGACGCAGCCGACATCATCTCAGTCCGTTCATCAACAGGCAACACCCTCACATTCCAATTGTTCGGAAGCGAGATTAGCTAATGGCTGTAACAGTATTTCCTACACCTGCACCACCTGCAGGCGCTAAAAGTCCAACTACCGTAATCATTAACTCCACTCAGTCATGGAGTGCACCAACAGGTGTTAGCCAAATTGAGTTATTCCTCGTCGGTGGTGGCGGTGGCGGCGGTGGAACAGGTGCAAACGGTGCTAATGGCGGTGCTGGCGGTGGCGGCGGTGTTGTAAGCCAGATGATTACAGTTACTCCAGGCACAAGCTATACAGTGACTATTGGAGCAGGTGGAGCTGCTGGAACAGCTTCTTCTGCTAGCGCAGGCGGTAATGGTTCATCGAGCACTTTTGGTTCACTTGTGACTTCTTTTGGTGGTGGAGGTGGTCAATCTTCAGATCAGAATAATCCAACCTCAGGTCAAGTGGCTTCTGGAGGCGGTCAGGGAACTCCTGCTAACGGTCAATCAGGTTCTGGCGGTGGCGCGGCTTTGGTTTCATATCCTTTTGTTAGCGCCTCTTTACTGGCAGCAAATTTGCAGGCAAACGGTGCTATCGCAATCGTCCAGGGTAGCTTCGGTTATAGATCTCTAGCATCTTTTGTAATCACAGGAAACCCAGGTATCAACGGTTACGGTGCCGGCGGTGGCGGTGGCACAACGGGCGGCACTCGCATCTACGGCGGTCTAAACGCTGGAACAGGAGCATACAGCGGAAACGCAGGAACTGCTGGAACTGCAAACTTTGGAGGCGGCGGCGGCGGCAGCTTATTCAACGCATCGTACTTTGCGGCAGGAGCCGGTGGTTCAGGAACATGCATCATTAGGTATTGGAGTTAAACATGGCACACTTTGCAAAAATTGAGAACGACGTAGTGACACAGGTAGTTGTCGTTGACAACTCTGAAGAGCTGCGCGGTCAGGAATACTTGAACAGCCTTGGCCTCGAGGGCACTTGGGTTCAGACATCCTACAATGCCAACTTTGGCAAAAAGTTTGCAGCAATTGGTGACACCTACGTTGCTAGCACTGGCAACTTCAAACCAGCGCAACCATTCGCATCATGGAAATGGAACGCAACGGCATGGATTTGGACGCCACCAAAAGCAAAGCCCGAGGGCGCATTCGTTTGGAACGAAGACCTTACTGACTGGGTAGAAATCTAAAATGCCTGAGACCACCGACAGAGAGCTGCTAATCACAATCATCAAAGACCTGGCAACACTCAAGGCCGAGATGAACGGATACAAGCAACTTGAGCGCGACGTTCGTGAATTACAAAAAAAGATATATCTATTCATGGGTTTCGCCGGTGCTATCGGTGGTTCAATCGTCGCAATCGCACAGGGAGTTATGACCAATGCCTAAGCAAGTAACCGTTCAAACATTCCACCCAGCCAAGCCGTCGCGCATTAGCGATACATTCGGCACTCACAGCGCACTACGCAAGAAACTAGGGCTAGGCTCACACCGGGGAATTGACTACGCCGTGCAGTCAGGCACACCGCTCCTGGCAATCGGATCAGGTCGAGTCAAGAACATGGGCCACACGAACGTGCTCGGCTACTTCATCGAGATCAGCGCACCGGTTATCCAGGCAGGCAAGCTCGAGGTTGTCATCTTTGGCTATTACCACCTGCTCGAAGACCAGGAGCAATTCTGGAAAGTTGGCGACCCAGTCAAAGGCGGCCAAGTCCTATGCAAGTCAGGCAACACAGGCACAGCCACATCTGGCGCACACCTGCACCTAATGGCCGGTGACAAAATCAACCTGGCAACCAGTCCAGTCTGCGACCCGCTACCACTCATCGAGGCCACTCTCACGCCTCAGACAATCACCGTCGACGACGAGGAGAAACCAGTTGCCAAAAAACCAGCTGCTAAAAAATCTGCTAAAAAGTAGCCCACTCAAAAGAGTCACCCGCGTCGCAGCATTCGCGCTCGGGGCTGGAATCGCCTTTCTAGGGGCTGGAAGCCTCCAAGGGTTGCAACCACTCGAGTCTGCCCAGTTTGGTGCCACAGGAGCCGTCCTAGGGCTTCTCATGGCTATTCTGTTCACCTACGCTGGCAAGGGTCAAGTGCCAGACGAGGACTTCGATAACTCGATCAACTCGGCAATCGAAACGGTCAACTCAAAAACAAAGAAGAGTGACAAGTAAGCCCTATACTGTCATCACCTAACACAGAAAGGCCTGACATGGCATTCATTCCCGCAGATTACGAACCAGTAGATTCACGCATCCACCGCTTCTGGGCGGAGCACCCAGAGGGGCGCATCCACACCGAGATCGTGCTAATCAACGAAACCGAGATAGTCATCAAAGCCAGCGTCTACGCAGACCGAGACGACACCCGCCCAGTCAGCATCGACTTCGCGCAAGAGACCCGCAACTCAACACCCGTCAACAAGCTCTCATTCGTCGAGAATTGCGCCACCTCAGCCATTGGTCGCGCCCTGGCAACCTACGCCTACAGCCCAAAAGGCAAACGCCCAAGCAAAGAGGAAATGGAAAAAGTCCAGCGCGGCGAAATGAGAAACGATCGTGACTGGGAAAAAGAGCTCGACATTCTCACCACCGAAAAGAACCTGGTCGGCCTGCGCGCACTCCGCAAGGACGCAGTCAAGTCACTACAGCCAATGGAGCTAATCACAAAGATTGACGCCGCCGGCAAACTAATCAGCGACACGCCGTAAAGTAAAACGCCCCCAGGCACACAGAAACCTTGGGGGCGGTGGCTAGGAT